ATCATCAATGGAATTTCCGAAAATGGTCGTTACCTGTCAAAAAACAGGAATATCGGGGACTAACCGCATATGTGCCTGATAATAGCAACTGGATAGTTAAGATAGTGCTGTTAACTGGCTTAGTAGTGATAATGGTGATGTGGGGCATTCATCAAGCCAAATGTTGGCAGGGGGCAATACAAGCTGAGAGCATAGAATATGCGAGTTATTCGCAGGAATAACGAGCAGCAAAAGTAAAATTAATTTGAGAGTTTAGGAGGCTAAAATGAACGAAATGTTAAAAATTGTATTGGATATGTTAACAGAGGTCAAGAACAATGCTAATATTAAGGTGAATAGAGGATTGGCAGGATTTTTGGCAGACAGGATAATTACTTCATCTACAGAAAAAAACTTAACATTATTTATGGAAAAACTTCTTAAATCGCTGGATGTGTCTATCGATAGGATACGAGAAGCTACATTAGTTGCCTTTATGAAAATATCGGACAATGAAGGTAATAGTATATTGGGATGGTTGCGGAAATATCCTAAAATAGCAAGTATGATTGTTATGATTAAGGATGAAAAGGAATATCTGGAGGCATTACAAGAGATTATTGTGGAAGAAATGAGTGTGGAACAAGGGCAAGCATTGTTTTCTAAAGGATATGATATTCCAATCACGATTAATTGCTTGTCCCCATTGTCTCATGGCGGAGATACAAAGGCAGGGAATGCTACGGTATTCAGAAGGACACAGGTGTTGAGTAATACAGGGCAAACATTGTCGCTGCCATTCTACGCAGGCAATGCATTGAGGGGACAGCTAAGGGATTTGTTAGCAGATCACTTTTTGAGTTTTTTTGGATTTATTCCTCCACGCAGAAGTGATAAAATTCAATTATGGTTTTTTCACGCTCTCTATGCTGGGGGTGCGTTAGAGGAAAACGCAGTTCAATTTAAGTTATTGCAGGGGAAAATGGGTGCCAATGGGATAGTAAAAGGAGCAGGCGTTTATGAGTTTAGAGACAATATTCCTATGCTGTCTCTGCTGGGAGTGGCATTAGGGAACAGGATATTAAATGGGAAGATAAATGTTGGTGATTTGCGACCTTGCTGCTATGAATGGAGGACAGGAAATGAGATGGTAGCGAGTCTATTTGAATGGACATATCTAACAAAGCGAGAAGATAATGAAAATCATGCCCCTGGTGAGAATGCCAGTATGATTGCTAATACCGAGTGTTTAAAAGCGGGGACAACATTACAGGGGGGGATAGATGTATTATGCCATGTTACAGATATTGAGCGAAGCTGTTTAGGTCTGGGATTGAGCTTATTACAAGAAAAGGGATATATTGGTGCTAATAATCGGCGTGGTTTTGGACAGGTTAAGATAGAGATAGAAAATCTGCCTGATAAAGAAATATATCTGAATTTCTTGAAAGAAAAAAAGGATACTATCCGTGAATATATCGATACAATAGGAGGAATAGATGCACCCTGCGAACCTAATATCAATAGCACTTCAAAAACAAAAAAAACAAAAACTACCTGAGTTGCCTTGTGAACCAGTAAAGGCTATTTGCGCAATAACAGGGCAGAGACAGTTATGCTTGCCAAGAGAAGAGGTAATAAAATATACATTCACTAACCTTAATCTGTTTGTTGCTCCTACAAGTGGATTTATTAGTGTTGATGTATTTTATGCGTGGAATTATGGTTATGTTACAGAAGGCAGGGGGAGAGAGAAAAGACCTGAACGGATGAGTTCTTGGGTATGCGACGGTGAGCAATTTATTGAGTTGAATAGACAAGGGGTAAGAGAGTGGGTGCTAAAAGAAGAAATGCCAGCAGTTTGGACAGGATATGCAACAACTTCATATAAGAAACACGGAACGATGGTGGCAAAGGTAAACATTGGCAACCACCGTATTTGGGCATTTGAAATGCGATTGGTGGATTGCTCAGATATGAAATTGGTAATGAACTGGTGGCAGATATTGAACTTGGCATTAAGGGATGGGATTGGAAGGACAATAATGGAGGGATTAGATTGCCCGCCATTTGTGATAGGGAAAATAGGATTGAAAAAATGGATAGAGTTTGAGCAATGGGCAGCTCCAAAATATCAGTCAGCATTATACTCTTTTTTATGTTATCTATTGCTGAGCCAAGAGGAGTTGAGAGATGAAAGCAATTCTTTTTTTAACAGACAATAATTGTGCAATGAGAGCATGGCTAATGCAAGCAAAAATAAATAGTAAATTAAAAGAAACCCTTAAAAGAACAGTTAGGGCGCCTTGGGTTGCAATGATTGAAAAGAATGGACAATTAAAATTTCTTAAGAATCAGGTTGATTACTCTACTTCAAATGCTATTGGAACAAAAGGAGTTATTCATGGATTTGTTTTGGATTCTGGACATACTTACAAAGCATGTGTTTATGAAAATGATATGGCAACGATTAAAAATTATCAAGTCAAAGAAGATGGGGAAATTGTAAAATTATGAAAAAACTTGGAATAGATGTGTTATCTGCCGCAACACAACGCATAGCATGGGTATTTGATAATTTCCCTCGCATTTATGTGAGTTTTAGTGGGGGGAAAGATAGCACTGTTATGCTACATCTTGTAGCAAAAGAAGCTATAAAGCGAAACCGTAAAATTGGAGTGCTTTTTGTTGATTTAGAAGGTCAGTATAAATTAACAATCGATCACATCAAAGAATGCTTTTCTTTTTATTTGACTATTATTGAACCTTATTGGATTGCTTTACCTCTTCATCTGCGAAATGCAGTGAGTAATTTTGAACCACACTGGATATGTTGGCAACCAGATAGAAAAAAAGATTGGGTGCGAGATTTTCCACCATTTGCTATCAATAATGAAAATTATTTTTCTTTTTTTCATTATGGGATGGAATTTGAAGAATTTGTTCTTTCTTTTGGCAAATGGTTTGGGCAAGGCAAATTAACCGCATGTTTCGTTGGTATCCGTACTGTTGAATCATTAAACCGTTGGCGGACTATTGCAACAGGAAAGAAACAAACAATGGAAAATAAATGCTGGACGACATGGATGGGGAACATTCTTTATAATGTTTATCCTATTTATGATTGGAGAACAGAGGATATTTGGACATTTCATGCAAAAAATCCTGAATTAGCATACAACAAATTATATGATCGTATGCACCAAGCAGGTTTAAGTATTTATCAACAGCGTATTTGTCAACCGTATGGCGATGATCAACGAAAAGGACTTTGGCTTTTTCATGTTATTGAGCCAGAGACTTGGGCACGAGTAGTTGCTCGGGTAAATGGGGCAAATCAAGGAGCTTTATATTCACAAGAATCAGGAAATATTTTAGGCAGAATTAAAATAAGTAAGCCCGAACATTACAATTGGAAAGAATTTGCTTTGTTTTTAATTGATAGTATGCCTAAAAAAACAAGTGAACATTATAAGAATAAAATATTTGTTTTTTTACAATGGTGGGGAAAGAAGGGATTCAAAGATGGAATACCCGATGATGGACCATTAGAAAGGGACACTCCTAATTGGAAGCGTATTTGTAAAGTTCTTCTAAGAAATGATTATTGGTGCAAAGGACTTAGTTTTAGTCAACAGAAAAGTCATGCTTATGAAAAATATTTGAAAGTGATGAGGAGAAGGAGGGAACAATGGGAAATGATTTAACCTGGGTCAAGGAACACCCTGTTTCTAACTTACAATGGTTGCCAATAGAAAAAATTTTTTCAAATGACTATAATCCCAATTCTGTAGCACCCCCCGAAATGAAATTACTTGAACTCTCAATAACTACGGATGGCTTTACTCAACCTATTGTTGTGTGGGAAACAAAAAATGGATTTGAAGTTGTAGATGGTTTCCATCGGTATTTGATTGGGAAAAAATTAAAGTTATCACATTTACCTGTTGTTATAATCAATAAAGATAGAACCGATAGAAATGACAGGATTGCGGCAACAATTAGACATAATAGAGCAAGAGGAAAACACCAAGTTGGAGAGATGAGTAATATTGTCCTTGAATTAGCACGGAGAAACTGGAGCGATGAAAAGATAGCAAAAGAATTAGGAATGGATAGTGATGAGGTATTAAGACTTAAGCAAATCACTGGAATTGCTGCATTGTTTTCCGATAGAGAATTTTCGGAGGCATGGGAAATTGAGCAAGAGTTATAGGAGGAGAAAATATGAATTTCAAGGTAACATTTCAACTTGACGGCACAGGGATACAATATGACCCTTATGAGCCGATACATCTTGACTCTCTCTTGATATGGGCATTAGCACCAATGCAGACTAAGAATAGGGACATCCAAAGAGATGATGTTCCTAATGACATTCAAATACCTTTGATGAGAACAACCATTCGAGGGTATGAAATATGGCACGGTTCAGCCCTATTCCCTGAAGGGATTGTGCTTGAAACGCTAAGATATAGACGAAAAAGATTTAGGCAAAATCGGGTGGAATTGATTGAGGGTAGCCCGAATTTAACGGGCGGTCCTTATAAAGATAAAAATATGCCTAATCCATTATTGTTGGTATCACAGATGATTGCGTATGGTAACGGAAATAGAAAAAGTGTCGCAAAAATACTTAAAAAACATATACAAAGTTTGGGGAGACAGCGGGCAGTAGGCTATGGAAGGGTAGTAGATGTGGATTGCGTGGAGATAGCTGATGACTGGTCGTTGGTAAAAGATGATCTCGCAATGAGATGGTTACCCGATGAGAAAGGTATAAGAACACAAAGGGTCTGTCCACCGTATTGGAATAATACTGACAGGATAAAATGCTGCGATGTGGGTGATGAATATGATTTGACATTACAGGGGATATATTCCAATAATTGAAGTTTTTAAGGAGATGCTTTATGGATGATGTTGCAATTGTAAATGATGTGCCAGTCAAACCAAAACACCCTGGCGGGAGGAAAGATAAGCTCACTCCCGAAACAAGTGAGAAAATTGTAAGATTAATTAGGGCGGGGAATTATGAGTCGGTAGCGTGTAAAGCTGCTGGGATAATCTGGGAAACATACTCAATATGGATGGCAAGAGGAAAAGCTGAGGGTAAGGGAAAGTTTTACGAGTTTGCCGAGTTAATCGATAAAGCTAAAAGCGAAAGTGAGGCTATCCTTGTTGCGAAAATCCAGCAAGATGATAGCTGGCAGTCGAAAGCGTGGATGCTTGAGCGGAAATTTCATGAGCGATGGGGCAGAAAAGACAGGATAGAACATTCAGGCGTAGTAGGTCTGGCAGCCTTGACACCAGAAGAGAGGCAAGCCAAAATCAAGGAGCTGGAAGAAAGGAATAAGGAGATAGAATGATAGATGATATTGATTTAGATTTAGATTTAGACGAAATTCTAAACAAAAAAGATGTCCAGAAACAATATGAACCTATTGTTTTGAAAAGAAAATCAAAAAATATATTGCGAAGATGCTTTGGGGAAGAAAAGCTACTCAATATGTTCAAGGAAGAAAATATTGATTATGATTGTTCTTATCATTTCCTAACAGGTGGGAAAATTGATTTTTTATCTTTCTTGAGTTTAATTTTAAGACAGCAGTCTATAAGATATTGTTTGTTATCGACTTGGTGTATGAAACTTGATGATGTCTTGCAGATAGAAGAATGGCTATCTGATGAAAAAATAGGACAAATTGATGTTTATGTTGGAGAAATATTTCCTGCCTCATACAAGCAGGAATGGTTGAGATTAAAACAGGTAGTTGGGGCAGTAAACGGAAGAGTTTGTGTATTCAGAAATCATTCGAAAGTGTTTGCAGGAACAGGTGAAAAGTTTAGCTTTGGTGTTGCCTCATCTGCGAATATTGACACAAATCCAAGAACAGAAAATACGGTTATGAGCTTTGGTGATGATATTTTTAGTTTTTATAAAGATTATTTTGATGGCATAATAAGTTTTAATCGTGAGTTTGATGATTGGAAGAAATGGGACGGAGAACAATAATAATGAAAAAATTAAAATGGCACAACGAAGAGAGGAAAGTCTCTGAACTGGTATTATATGAGGGCAATCCCAGGAAGATGAATGAAAAGCAGGCAAAGGATTTAATGAGATCTTTGTCTAAATTCAATGTTGTTGAGCTGCCTGTTGTTGATCAGAATAACAGAATTATTGCAGGCAATATGCGTGTAACGGCATTGAAGACACTGGGCAGAGGTAATGAGGTTATAGAGGTAAGAGTGCCTAATCGAGACTTGACAGAGGCAGAGGCAAGGGAATATCTGCTGAGAAGTAACAAAAATACTGGCTCTTGGGATATGGACGAGTTGTGTAATTTTGATGAGGATTTGCTGTTGGATGTGGGGTGGGGAAGTGAGGAATTAGATTTTTTATTCCAGCTGAACGATAAGCAAGAAGACGATTTTAATATAGATGCCGCAGCCGAGAGAGAGCCAAAATTCAAGGTTGAGCGAGGGGATTTGTTTGAGATTAGCAGTGAGAATTTGACGCATAGATTGTTGTGCGGGGATGCCATTTGTAAAGAAGATATTGAGCGATTGATGGGAGGAGAGAAGGCAGATATGGTGCTTACTGACCCGCCTTATGGGATAAATATCGTTAAGGTAGGTAGAGGTGGTAAGACTAAATTCGGGAAGGTAGGTGGAGACAAGTGGGTAAATGCCAATTATTATAGACCAATAGAAGGAGACGATAAAGAATTTGACCCAGCATTTTTATTAAACTTAGCTGAAAAAATTATATTATTTGGTGCAAATTATTATGCTAATAGATTACCCAAATCGGGTGGATGGATATGTTGGGATAAAAAACCAGAGGGAGCAAGAAGAAATAATTTTGCAGATTGTGAATTATGTTGGACTAATTTGGATTTTCCCCCTCGTATTTATAGATGTGTTTGGCAAGGTTTACTTAAAGAAGGTGAACAAGGGATAAAAAGAGTTCATCCTACACAAAAACCAGTTAAATTATTAAGCGAAATATTAAATGACTTTTCCAAAAAAGATGATATAATTTTAGACCTCTTTCTTGGCAGTGGCAGCACAATGGTAGCCTGCGAGCAAACAGGTAGGGTGTGTTATGGGACAGAGATGGATGCCAATTACTGCTCTGTAATTTTGGAACGAATGCTAAACCTGAACCCGAACATAGAGATTAAGAAAAACGGTGAGCCACTCCAAAATAATCATTGACAAAATCTAAAAAGTGTGTTATAGATGTATAGGGTGTTAAATGTTAACAGACAAAGAACAATTAGAATATCTTCAGCTATTGCAAGATGAAGATTATTATAAATGCGAACAGTCTTTGTCTCATTTTGTCCGTTCAGCTTGGAACATAATTGAGCCGGGGACAAAATATTTGCACAACTGGCACATTGACCTAATCTGTGAGTATCTGACGGCGGTGCAGCAACAACAGATTAAAAAGCTAATAATTAATATTCCGTTTCGTCAGTCAAAGTCCATATTAGCTTCAATAATGTTTCCGTGCTGGACATGGATACATCAACCAACCAGTAGGTGGATATTTGCAAGCTATGCACAGGATTTGTCTACTGAATTATCTGTAAAACGCAGACGAATAATCCAGTCAGAATGGTATCAGTCGAAATGGGGCGGAAAGGATAAAATAACCACTGATACCAATATCAAGACATGGTTTGCAAACAGTCAAGAAGGTTCAATGCTGGCTACCTCTGTCGGGGGTAGTATCACAGGAAAGGGCGGAAATTATTTACTTGGGGATGATGTTCTCAAAACTGAAGAGGCACAATCTGATGTCAAACGAAAGGCTGCGAACGATTGGTTTGATAATACATTTTCAACACGACTGAATGATAGAAAAAAAGATGCCATTATACTGATTATGCATAGGTTGCACATAGACGATTTGACAGGACACTTGCTAAGAAAGAAGTTTGAGGGCGATCATCAATATGAGGTCTTGACACTTCCGATGGTGGAAACCAAAGACAGGATAATCTCCTATCCGATAAGCCAGAAACAAATTCAAAGGCGTGAAGGGGACATCCTGTGGGAAGCAAGAAACGGTATACAAGAAATTCAAGCCATAAAGGAAGAGATGGGAACAGCAGGCTTTGAGGCACAATGTCAGCAAAGCCCGCAGATAAAAAGTGGTAATCTTATCAAGCGAGAGTGGTGGAAATATTACAAAGAGATACCTAGTTATACGGCAAAATATCAATCGTGGGATACGGCAATCAAGACGAAAGAAGAAAACGACTACACGGCTTGTATCACAATGGTTGTTACTAAAACTGGATACTATATCACTGATGTTTGGAGATTTAAGGTTGAAGCTCCAGAACTGAAACGAGCGGTTATTCAGCAATATCATAAAGAGCTGCCTACAGCAGTAATCGTTGAAGATAAAGCCAGTGGACAGGGGCTAATACAGGAAATCAAAAGGGAGACAAGTATTCCGATAATCGGGATACAAGTTTCTGGCGATAAAAAAGAAAGGCTTAACGCACAGTCACCAACCATTGAGGCAGGAAAAGTCTACTTGCCTGAGAATGCTGGTTGGGTAGTGGATTTTGTGGATGAGTTATCAGCGTTTCCATCTGGCAGGCATGATGATCAAATAGACGCGTTATCACAGTTGTTAAAGTATGCCAAAGAAAAGGGGCAGCAAAAGGCATACATGGAATCAACTGCATACGATATTGATAGTTTGAGGCAGATGTTGGAGGCATAGGAGGCATAAATGAACATTAAGGGCATCATAGGTAATATCTCAAAAATGGTAGGGATGGGTAAAGCCAAAACAGTTGCGACAACTACGACAGGACAGATTGTGGATATGCCAATGGGTGGGGCTGAATACGCTCAAATGGTGCAAAACAACAGTCGGCTTGCAGTTATTACTGACTGTAGAACGATGTATAATGAACGAGGGCAGGTATTCAGTATCATTCAGACAATTTCAGCTTATCTTACTAAGGGCGGATATACTATCGTAGTAAAACCAAAGGAAGAAAAACTAACCGCAGAAGAACAGAAGGCACAAGACATCTTAAATCAAGTCAACGAAAGGTTACGATTAGAACGAACTTTACAGGGGTGGATGATCCCTCTTGTGCGTGATGGGGTGCTGCCGATAGAAATAGAGGTTGCTGGCAATCAAATTATAAGGGCAACAAAATTGGCAGCGGAGCTAACTCATCAGCGGATTGACAAAAACGGCAGGTCTTATGAGCTTGGTGGTGAGGTTGCTGCTGACAATGCCTATTATCATGGTAGTAAATATGGTGGACAAGAGACATGTAAATTCGCTGACTGGCAGATAATGTGGATTGAGTGGAACTCGATACAGTGCGAAGGTGGCTCACCTCAATTTTCTTCAGTGAGAAGGCTATATAAGCGAATAGAAAACGCAGAGATTAATCAGGGAGTTTTGAGGACAACAAAGTCAGGATATAGATTACATCACAAAATCGGGACCAGCGATAACCCGGGCAAGCCTGAAGATGTGCAGGAATACAAAAAAATGAACAGGGCAGTTATCACAAACCAATTAGCCCCTATAAAAGACTTTTTTAGTAACGGATTAGTCGATATTAAGGAAATATCAGGCGACACTAAGCCGATAAACATGGAAGATATAAAATACCAGCAGTCTCAACTATTTGGTGCTGGCGGTGTGCCACTGGCAATTATCCCTGGACAGGAAAGCTCAATCATTAGGGATAGCTCAAATGAAAGCATAAAAGGTTTTATTTCTTGGATACAAACCTGCAATAAGATGATTGGTGCAGAATTAAAACAGTCGATATTTGATTTAGAATTGTTATTAAACGGTATCAATCCTGAATCGATAGATTATAATATTATTTGGGGCGTTAAGATTGAGGATAACAAATTAGTAGAGAAGGCAGAAATAAGGGCAGCCAAAAAAGATGGATTGATAAGCATCGAAACTGCCATGAGGGAATACGGTATCAAGGATACTGATATTGAGATTGAGCGAATTAAGAAAGACATGGCTAATTTTCCAACCGTGCCAGTGGCACAGACGATGGGATATTCTGTGGGTGATAATCCATTAGGATTAGTTGGCAGTCTCAAGGTAGGGCAGGGATTGAGAGAGTCGAGACGGCTGGAGCATGAATCGAGGTTGCAATATATTACAGCATTGAATGAAATTTTAACAAAGGCTAAAAAATGATAAAACTCTATGAACAAACCGAACAGGAAAAGCTGCTGGACGGATATATCGATAAGGTCGATAAGGTCTGGCGGGATAGCAAGAAAGAATTGCAAGCTGTGATGAGAGGAAAGCAGTCAAAAGCAGCTCTTGGACTATTGGCAAGTAAAACCATCACGGCAGATGAGGCAGCTAATTTGTCAAGACAACAGCTAAAAACCATCATGGTATCAGTGAAAGATGGCATTAGTGAACTGTCTGCCGAGACGGTAAAACATGCTGAGATTTTGGGTTGGGAGGCTCAACAACTGGCTGGATTAGTAGAGCGGGTAGGCTGGCAGAAAAAGCTGGCTGATGATGTAACAAAGAGCGTATATGATAGATTGTCGAATGTATTTGATGCGAAGTATGGTTCGCTGAAGGAATATGAGCAGTGCATGGACAGAATGTGGGGGAGTAAAAAGGCAAACTTGCTGGACGCTTTCAAAGACGAAATAGCTGGACATGTTGATGGATTGGTATCAGGTGATTTGACATCGGCAGCATGGGAAAGGGTAATGGCTGATACTTTTGCTAAGCAGCACGAGGGGATATACACGGCAGCACGGATTGAATATGGCGGGGCTGAGGATTTGACGAAAGAAAACCTTAACTGGCTACACAAAGAAATTGCTGAAGAACAGAAGTATTTGAAGAATTTCAGGGCTGATATTGACGCAGCAGATCTGGCTAATGTGTCTCTTGACGCTATCAGAGCAAGGGCGGATTTGTATGCTGGAAAAGGGAATACCTTATATCAGGCTGGCAAAACGAGTGCATTTGAAGGGCAGGAAGTCGAGATATACTGGGAGCTTGGATTGCCAATAACAGAACACTGTGATGATTGTCCAGATTTAGCAGCAAATAGTCCATATACGGCTGAGACATTGCCTTGTTTTCCTGGAGATGGAAACACAACTTGCATGACGAATTGTTATTGTAGTTTGCAGTATATCGGAAAGAATGCTAATGGTGATATTGAATTTGAAGAGGGGGAGATTATCTAATGTCAACAAACAGATTTGACTTGCAAGACAAAATTACGAATGCTATTGAGTTGGTAAGACACGGAAAAATAGACTTTACGGTTAATATCGGGGATGGTGTCCCATTATCTTTGGAGTCGGTATTCCTCACGCCAGACGGCATAAAAATCACGAGGAAAGAATTGTTAGGACGGCAATTAAAGCCAATGAATGATTGACAAAATCCACATAATATGCTATAATTAAAACAATTAGGTAAGGGTTGGCTTGCAACCGTAATAAAATTATTGCCCTATACAATAGTTTTCCCTTTACCTATTATTTTTTTGACCTATAGGGGGGCATTATAACAAACGATAAGGGCGAACCAACCGCAGATTACTATCCTGTTTCTCACCTCACAACTGCATCACAAAGAGTTAAATCCAAGTGCTAAGGTATTATATTTCTATTTGTGCAAAATACGAAATTATTATGCTGACGAACAAGGAATATTTTATCGGAGTGATAGAATATTGATTAGAGACACTGGATTATCTCAATATAGCATTACTCATGCAAAAAAAGAATTGATTAAAAATAAGTTTCTGAGATGGAAGCAAGGTAATTTTGAAGAAGCCTGTAAATATCAGATTGCGGATATAGAGAAGTAGGGGGGGTGCACTGGTAGCCAGTGCGAATATAATAAAGAAATATAATAAAGAAATATTAAGAAAGAAAAATAAATTATTCCCCTGTAAAATTTTTCAAAAATAATACTTGACAAAAGTAAAAAGATAGTGTATAATGATATTATAGTAAATAATTGACTTTACGCAGGCGTAAAAGGCTAAGCGGAAAAGAGGTTATCAAGACTTAATTGTTTTTGGTAACCTTTTTTATTTACAGGAGGATATATGGCAGTGAAAACTAAAGCAGTGAAAAAGATAGTTGAAAACGCAGATGATATTAAAATTATCAAAAATATTATAGAAGAAATTAAAAGCGAATCAACTGTCCATTCCTTTAGCTCTGTAATGGGAATAAATACAATCTATATCAATATGAATGGTATTGTGAATTATTATACATTAGGCAAGTGCATAAAGATTGATACAGAAGCAAAAACAATATATTTCGACAATGGTTCAAAGATCATATATGAGGGGGAATAAATGCCATACACAAAAACAGACTATCCAGAAACAATAAAAGGATTACCAAAGGGGGCAAGAGACATTTGGATAGCTGCATATAATTCAGCAGAGGAAAGTTATGATGCCGAGAAGTCAAGGGCTGCAAGTAAAGAGATTTATGCTGTCTCTGTGGCATGGGCAGCGGTGAAGAAGGCATATCACAAAAAAGATGACCAGTGGGTTATCAATGAGGAAAAAAACATGGATATAAAAGAAATACGGCAGCAGTTAGATGAGATTGGTAAGCGAAACTCTGATGAAGACACGGCTAAGCTGAAAGAGATATTAAAATTAGTCTCCGACTTGATTAGTGCAAACACTATCACGAATGAAAGCATTACAGGTAGTCAGGAAGAGAAAAGAGAAAAGCTGAATATGGCATTAAGGGCAATCAAAGGTGATGATTGTTATATTGAAGGGGTTTTTGCCGATATAATTATCTTCTCAAGCTGGAATAGTAACGCTGCTAAGTATTATCAGGCAGAGTATGCCGAGCATGAAGGAGATTATATCATTAGCAATATCCAAGAGGTTGAGTTGATCACGATAATAAAAAAAGTCAATGAGGCTTTGTTTAAGCTGGAAGGATTACAATCCAAGAACGAGACCAATCTGTTTGAAGGTAGAAAACCGCACCAGATTAACGAAGTGATTACCCTCTCAGATTATGAGATATTGGAAGAGCAAAAGGACGCTAAAGGGAAAACGGTCTCACTGCGGGTTAAAATCCCTGTAGCACAGAAAGCCGATATTATAAACGAAAACAATCGGAAATATCCAGTAGCAGTATTGAGAGAATCAGTCGAGCAGCAAAAACGATTGGCAGAAATGAACTCGCTCACCATGTATGATACCCATCCCAAAAACAATAATGGAACAGTTGCATCAATTATCGCAAAGATTGCAAAACTCGATTTTAATGAGTCGACAGGAACGGTATCATTAAATGAGGTTATTTTTATCCCCACTTCAACAGGTGCGGATTGCATGGAAGTAATAAAAGCAGGTATTCCCTTACAAGTCAGCCAGCGTGGGGAAGGGTATAGCCATACCGAGAATATTAATGGAAAGCCCATTGAAATTGTTGAAAGCCAACAAGTTTACGGGTATGACTTATTACCGCCGAACATGGCAGGCGTGCAGGATAAAGGAAACCGAGTTGAGATATTAGAAAGCAAAAAGGAGATGATTACAATGGATGTGACACAAGTTCAATTGGATGAGATGCTTGCCAAAGCGAAAGATGATGCAATTGCATCAATCGATAGTAAAATGAATGACTTGAACGAGCAGAGAAAGAAAATGGATGAATTGCTTGCTAAAAACGAGGCATTGGAGACTATGCGAGCAAACGAAGCAGCAGTAAAGGAAAGGGTGACTGTGGCAGACTTTAAGTTCAGTCGGTTTACTGCTCCACAACAGAAGATAATTTTTGAGGGGCTGGATTATTCTGGCGACAAGGATGTTGTTTTTTCACGGATGGATGAGAAGATTAGGATAATGGATTCTGCCATTGCATCGGCAAAATTAGAGAGCAGAGGATTTGCCTCTGGGAGGCATGGACAATCTCATATTGAGGTTGGAGACACTGCTATCCCTGGTGGTGAACGGATTGCGAAACTCAATGAGGCAGTGGGCAGGATATTATCAATGGATGGTTATCAACCTGCCAAGATGAGCGATAGAATTACTGCACATAAAAACGAAGTGATGCAGAATTTTGTTAGGATAAATCATCAGGCATTGTTGAGTGAGGCAGATACGATGGGGGCAGGGAATTTGCCGACAGTAAACCAATACGCTGCAACGGTAATTGAGCAAGCATTCCAGATCATGACTGCTCTTGACCTTTGTGATTTAGGGCTGATGACTTCTTCACCATTCAATGTGTTTTTAGAGACATACTCTGAAAGCGCTACTGCTGATATTAATGCCCTGAAGATTGCACAAGGTGGAATGATTTCAAAGGCAGCAATGTCGCTGGTAAAATTTCCGATGTATTCTGAGTGTCTTAAATTAAGGATTAGCCTTTACGAGGAGGCTCTTGTTGCTGCAAAGTCTGCGGGTAACTACGATTTGGAGGCACGGACAATCGCAGCACTGGCAAAGGATTTTGGAAGACGGAAAGATAAGTATATTTATGGTTTGATGCTGGCAAAGGCTGATTGCTATGATACGGTAAATGTAACAACTACTGAGACATTAATACGGGTGGGGACAACTAACACATGGTATGCTGTGCATGGTGGCAAGAATTATCAGCAAAACCCAACGGTAGAAAGTGCAGCAGCAAACAAAAATCATATGTGGGTTAAGAGCGAGTTTATTAAAAAGTTTGACGCAAACAATAATCTTGCAGCAACCTATATCGCAAGAGCAGGCATCGATGTGACATCAGCATTGCAGGCAGTAATTGTTGTTGATAGCTCTGCCACATCACAGACATTGGTGTTTGGCTATTTACAGTCTGATGGCTCTGTGAGGATGACAGAAAACGATTTGACATCTGCTTTGGCTGATTATTATGTGCTGTATCCTGATGGTGCTATAGTGATAAGTGGTGCACCTGTAACTGGTGGTCTGACCGCTCCATACAAGGCAAAATATACCTATACTCGGAATGCAAGGGTATGGATGATGACACCGTCAGTGGGAATAACCTTTGAAGAGCATCTGAAAGGATTACATCAGTTGACAGGACAGGTGAAGAGCCAGCTGCTTGCATCGAGATATTTTGACGCTAATTTCTTGGCAGCATCAACCTCAACAATCGATATGATTAGCAACTCTGCATTATATCATCAGGCTGGTAGTAATGCTGCTAATATTATCGGAGCATCAGGCTGGATTGAGCGGTTTGCAGGACTTGTGCCAACAAAATCACCAATTATTCCTGATGAGAGAATGATTATTGGGGTAAGGGGTGCAATTGCAGTCAGAAACCATATACCATACAAGATTGTGGGACCGATACTAACTGCTGGTGTAGCCGAGTCTGAGTATCAGGCACTGGAGACAGAGGGTATTGATTGCTTTGTATCGGCAAAGTTGGCAACCGTCGGGATTGGACAGTAAGATAGGGGGCTGAATTGACCAGCACAGAATTAAGAGATAAACTGAGAGATAGGCTTCGAGACAGGACAAGTCTGGTAGGGGTAACACCGATAATAGCGTCGATTACCTCTGCTAGACGGATACCGCACACCTCGACAATCACAGTAATAGTTGTAGCAGCTACCGCATGGGGAACGGTCGAGGTGTGCGGTGAGGATGGGAAGGGAACGGCACAGACTGAAACCCTAACATTCACGGCTAATGGCTCAAAGACGACTACAAAACCTTTTAGTAAAAAAATCACGGTAATAAATTGCACAGGATTTATTGCTGGCACAATCGAGGCAAGGATTGAGTATAACGATTTTGATGATATTGAACTTGACAGTGTGATTGATGGTGCGGTGCAGGAATACGCAAAGTATAAGCCTAAGATAATTGTTGAAACAGTGGATATTGGGATTGATGGATATTATGCTATTCCTACAGGGGCGTTGTGGGTTAATAGCATTTTGATTGGGAATACTGAGATAATTTTTCGTGAGGAAAATGGAAAAATAAAAACAGTGATGTATGCTGATACGGGTAAGGCTGTAGTTGAAACACAGATAAAGATTGAATACGCAACTACTCCAGACATATCCGAGATTAAAAATACAGAAATGTTGTTATTATGTGCTGAGGCATTCAGCGACAGAATAAAATCTGAAGAGCCAGACCGTTGGATAGGGGTATCAATCAGTGTGCAGGGGATTGACAAGCTGGATGTAAGCACGGAATTTAGGGATGCTGCACAGGTGAAAATGACCGAGTTTAGACGGCAGATGGGGTGCGGTTATGGGTGTAGCGGTTAGCATAAAGGCATCACCAAGTTTTGATAAGATTAAATCCCTTACAGAAGGGATTGAGAAAGAAACATTAAGCGATTTAAGAAGTTTTTGGATTTTGCTAATTCCATTTGTAAAGGGAGTATTAAAAGAACGATTTGAGACTGAAAATCGTGGCAGATGGGCAGCATTGAGTCCACGATATAAGGCATGGAAAGAAAGATATTATCCTGGCAAGCCGATATTGCAGTTGACACAAAAACTATATCATGCAGCAACCGAGAAGGGCAGGCAAGGGAATGTCTGTGAGGAGACACCAACAAGTCTGGCATGGGGCGTTGATACTGATATTATTCCTTATGCTGCATATGTGCAGAGCGGGGTCAAAGCACCATCACGGATATGGTGCGAGTTAGAAAAGCAAGACGAGGAAGATATTAATCTGAATTTTGGGTATTGGCTGCGTAAAAAGCTGGACGAAAAATGTAGGGCGGTAAAATGATTAATACAGGGAATTATTACAACGATATCATTTCAAATACTGTTGCAATTCTTGAGAGAGAAAAAGAGACAATCGGAATTAAGGCAGTGTTCCCTTGTGTTCCACCGTTCATTGATTTGAGCCTGTTCCCTGTGGTATGCGTTACAAGGCAAGTGAAACAGCCAGATACATTTATTGTTGTGCCGAGTATCGTACGAATAAAGATGGTTATGGAAATATGGTTGCAGTTGGCTGAAATAAATCTGGTTGATGTGAAAAGTATTGATCATGTGATTGCATCAGAGATTGAGGAAAAGGTTGGGGTATTGGCATTGAAGATTGAAAGAGTGCTGCGGAAAAATCGCACATTAGACGGATATTGTTTGGAGGCATCATTACTGGAGATTGATTTTAGACCACGAATGCAGCCAGCGAAACCACAGACATTAGTAGCTGGTGCAGTTATCCAGTTATTAGCCGAGACAAAAAACATTGAGGTAGAATAATGGAAATATTAGACTTAAGTTACAAAAAAACAGGGAATATTATGGAGGCAGATTTAGGCGAAATTGAAGCGGGTATAACAAAAGAATTTGATTTGCCATTTATTGATTGCAAAATTAATCAGATTTTTTTGTCTGCCAATGCCAGCGGGATGTTTAGTCTCGGCATTTTTAGCAAAGCAGCGAAACAGGTAAGGGACATCATCTGGATCGGTGATTCCTCAGAATCTAATATGATTAATCTAT